GCACAAGAGTTAGAGACTGCTTTAGGTGGTATCTACTCTGTCCTCTCACAAGAGTTCCAATTACCTCTCGTTAATCTACTCCTTAATAGAATGACGAAAGAAGGTAAGATGCCTAAGTTCCCTAAAGACACATTGAAGCCCCAGATCGTAACTGGTTTAGAAGCTCTTGGCCGAGGTCAGGATCTTAACAAACTATCTGCGTTCTTACAATACCTTCAGCCTCTTGGCCCACAGGTACTTCAAGAGAACTTAAACCTAGATGATTACTTAGATCGCTTAGGTGCATCTTTAGGTATTGATACCCAAGGGCTGATTAAATCTCCTGAACAAAAACAACAAGAGCAGGAAGCAGCTCAAGCCGCTATGCAACAACAACAGATGCTACAGATGGCTGAGAAAGGTGTACCAGCAATGGCTAAAGGCATGGTTGAGGGTATGCAACAGCAACCTGAAGCTGAAGAATAACTTTTAACTAAAGAGACTTTAATATGACAGAACAAATATCAACACATGAAGACGTATCCCCTGATGCTGAATCACAGGCTGCACACGAAGCTGAGATGGTAAAGGTAGCAGAGGAGTTAGAAGCAAAGAACAACCCTGATGCTGAACAACGTCCTGATTGGCTACCAGAGAAATTTAAATCTGCTGAACAGATGGCAGAGGCGTATGCGAACCTAGAGTCGAAACTAGGGAGCAACGAGCAAGCGCAAGAAACCCCAGAGGAAACTACAACTGAACTGACAGAGCAAGCTGAGGCTAGTGATGTCCAACAAGCGGTAGAGAATGCTGGTGTTGACTTTAATGCGTTACAAGGTGAATACAACGAACAGGGAGGGATTACTGAAGACTCTTACACTAAGTTAGAGGAAGCAGGTTTCTCCAAAGATTTGGTAGACAGTTGGATCAAGGGGCAAGAAGCTCTAACCGCTAACTACCAGAGTGCTGTCTACGATTCCGTAGGTGGTGAAGGAGCATACGGTGAAATGAAATCATGGGCGCAGGATAACCTCTCACAAGGAGAAATCCAAGCTTTTGATAAAGCCGTAACTTCAGGAGATCTTGATATGGTCAAGATGGCTGTGACGAACTTACAATCTAAGTATCAAGCTGCCGAGGGTACAGATCCAACACTTGTTAGTGAAGGGCAATCCAGTAACTCAGCAGGTGGTGTGTTTAACTCATGGGCGGAAGTTACTTCTGCTATGAATGACATCCGATACGAAAGTGATTTCGCATATCGCCAACAGGTTGCTACCAAGCTTGGTAGGAGCCAACTGTAACAAGTCTCTTTAGCCACCTTCGGGTGGCTTTTTTAATTCTAAAGTACAACAACACAATTACTATTACCTTTGACCCTCCGAGGAGGATAATCTCAGAGAACGAATGAGTGTTAAGTGACTGACAGAATATCAATCATTTAAACATTTAACTAAAAGGTAAAACATTATGTCAAGTAACTATGCTGCTCCCTCTCGTTTGGGACAAAAAGCTGGTGGTGCGGATGACGCTAAAGAACTCTTTTTAAAGACGTTTACTGGTGAAGTCCTGACCGCTTTCAACACTAACAACATCGCTATGCCACTACACCGTGTACGCACAATCGCTCAAGGCTCTAGCGCACAATTTCCACTAACAGGTATCGCTACCACTGCAACTCTTGCAGCGGGTAACGAAGTTGTACCTGGTGCTATCGCTCACAGTGAGAAAGTAGTAAACATCAATGATCTTCTAACTTCTTCTGTTTTCATTGCGAAAATAGACGACGCGATGAACCATTATGATGTCAGGTCGATTTACTCTACTGAGATTGGGACTGCTCTAGCTAAAGCTGCCGACGTTGCTATCTTTGCTGCTGTCGAAGCTGCTACTGATGATGCTGCTGAGTACGCTCAAGGTGCATCACAGAACAACGCTGACGTTGAGTTGGGTGGTACTGGTGACGCAACAACTGGTACAGATGTAGCTAATGGTATCTTCGCAGCTTTAGAAGCTCTTGATACTAAGAATGTTACTGGCGAGCGTTCAATTGTTCTTGACGCTGACACTTACTACCGTTTGTTCACTGGTTCGGTTTCTAACCTTGCTGGTGTTATGAGTTCTGACTTCGGTACTGGCGGTAACTTGAATGCTGGTAAAGTTCCTCAGATTGGTGGTGCTAGTGTATTCATGTCTAACAACCTACCTTCAGGTGCTAAAGGCTTAGTCTTCACTAAAGACGCTGCGGCAACTGTTAAGTTACTAGACTTGGCTGTTGAGTCTGAGTACCAAGTTTCACGACAAGGTACTTTAATGGTAGCTCGTTACGCAATGGGCCATAGCTCATTACGTCCTGAGTGTGCTGTTAAACTGGTTAACGCTGCTTAATCACTACTGGAGAGTACCCTTTCGGGGGTACTTTCCTCTTTATTTTTTCATTGAGGTATTTATGACAACTCCTACAACAACACTGGCAGCAGTTAACTCCATGCTATCTACCATTGGGGAAGCTCCAGTAAACAGTTTACAATCTGGCTTAGTAGATGCCGAGACTGCTGAGACCATTCTCAATGAAGTTTCACGAAGTGTCCAAGCTCATGGCTGGAACTTTAACTCGGAACCAGATTACTCCGTTCCTGCTGACACTGGCGGTAACGTAATACTTCCTATAGAAATCCTACGAGCTGACTTAGCTCAATCGATAACGAAGTACAGAAGCTCTAAAGAAGAGTACGTACAACGTGGAAGTAAGATGTACGATAAAGTTAAACATAGTTTTAATATAGGCAAGACCCTCAAGCTTGATGTGGTTGTCCTATTAGATTTTGAAGATTGTCCTGAAGTAGCCAGACGCTACATTACAGTAAAAGCTGCCCGTATCTTTCAAGAGCGTGTAGTGGGTAGTGATTCCCTATCTGGTATGAACAGGAGTGATGAACGAGAAGCCTTATTCGCCCTTCAGGAAATGGAAGGAGACAATGGGGACTATAACATATTCGATGATTATGGCACTGCAAGCGTGCTTGATCGTTCCATTGGAACAAAGGTGATAACAAATGGCTCTAGTTTCTAAGAACATCCCTAACCTCATCAATGGGGTTTCTCAACAACCCGCAGCGTTGCGTTTAGCAAGCCAAGGGGAGACACAGGAAAACGGTTTTTCTGATATTGTTGATGGTCTTAAGAAACGCCCACCTACTGAATTTAAGAATGTATTAAGGAAAGGTTCGCCTACTGGTACAGCCTTGTCCTCTACTGAACTAGGAAGATCTTACTTCCATACGTATAAGAGAAGTGACACAGAACAGTTTACCGTTGTTTATGATCCTGTAGATACCAAGATGCGTGTCTATAATATTGATGGTAAACTTTGTTATGAAAGTGGTACAGCTAGTTGGGATGCAAATGGCAGTCAGATAACAAGTAACTCAGATAGCACAGCATACCTAAACGGTATTACCGAAGCTGACATCACCTCTACCTCTGTTGCTGATTATACGTTCTTCGTGAACAAGAAGAAGGCAGTAGTAAGAGATGAAACTACTCCAAGTAACCCCCGCAGTTTTGAGGGGATGTTTTACTTTAAACAGTTAAACTACGATAGGGAAGTTGTGTGTACTGTCCAAAACAGTGCTGAAACTGCTGCTCTTTTTTCAGGACATATAGAAACAGCAGATGGTGATCCCTTATCTGAGGCGAGTACAACAAGCACTGGTAGAGCTGCAAATCATATTTCAGGGCGTAATAACCACAGTGGTGAATATAGCAACTCATCCCAAATGTCTTTTGCGACGGGGTATGTAAGAGGAGGGGCTAACGATACACCTTTCTTTACAGTATCTAACGCAACCACAGATTTTTCATTAAAAGCTACAGACCAAGATGGTGGTCGAAGTGTCTTTGCACATAAAGATGCTATAGCTACTTTTACAAGTCTTCCTAAATACTGTGTAAACGGTTTTACCATTCAAGTTAATGGGGATAACCAGAAGAAGGAAGATGACTTCTATGTTACATATCAAGGGAGTCAATCAAGCGGTACGTGGAAAGAATGTCCGTCACCTTCTCGCCCTTCTAACCCAGTTTACCACAACTTCAATAACACAACAATGCCACACACCTTAAGGCAGAACGCTGATGCTTCTTTTACCTTTGGTGCTGAAACATGGCAGGACAGAAAAGCAGGGGACGATGATACTAACCCTTTCCCTAGCTTTGTAGGCACGACTGCAAATCCTAGTTACATTACTGACGTGTTCTTCCACCGTAACCGTCTTGGTTTCCTCTCAGGTGAGAATATTATCTTTAGTGAAGCAAGTAGTTACTTTAACTTCTTCCGTACAACAGTAAGAAGCTTACTAGACTCTGCGCCTATTGATATTGCAGTCAGCCAGAACGAGGTATCTAACCTTGAGGCTGCTACACCTACGCAAGATAACCTGATGTTGTTCTCCAACTTAACTCAGTTTAGTTTATCAGCAGCACAACTCCTCACCCCCGCAGGGGTTTCTATAGATCAGTCTACGAGGTATGAGTGCGATCTAACAGCTAAACCCGTGAGTGTAGGGACAAGTATTTACTTTGCACATAAGGATGGTAACTTCTCAGGACTCCGTGAACTATACACGCAAGGTGACTCTGATACACAGGATGCTCCGTCAATAACTTCACATGTCCCTGAGTACATCTCAGGTGGTGTAAGGCAAATGATAGCGTCCTCTAACGAAGACATGCTCGTATGCCTAACAGATTCTAACAAGAAAGAGTGCTTTGTGTACAAGTGGTATGACTCAGATAGAGAGCGTTTACAAAGCTCATGGTCTAAATGGGTGTTTGACCAAGAAGTAGAGCACATAGCTTTCAATAACACTGATGTATTCTTTGTGTTTGCTGACGGGTCTTTTGAGAGAATGTCTCTGACTAACTCTGGGGTTAATGTATTAATTGACCACCGCTTTAAGATTGAGAGTACAGGGTCTTTAACAGACTATCCTAGAGCTACTACAGGTACTACTCAGTATGTTACTAAAGAAGGTGGTTTACTTAGTGCAAGTAATGTACCAACTTACTTATCTACTCCAGGCAACTACATCTACGTGGGGGAACCTTACACGTTTAAGTACCAGTTCTCTGAACAGGTCTTTAAGCCTAATGACGATCCTACACGCCTTGCTCGTTATCAACTAAGACGTATTAGTCTTAACTATAATGACACAGGTAGCTTTGATGTTACAGTGCAATCTACTGGAAGAGATCCAAAGGTAACAGCCTTCACTGGACGTATCCTAAGCCAAGCAAATAACATCTTAGGGTCTGCTCCAACAGTTGAAGATGGTACACTTACTGTAGGTCTACAATCACAAGCTAAAGAAACAGATATAACAATAAAGAACAGTTCGCATCTACCAAGCGTCTTCCAGAACGCTGAAGTAGAAGCTTATGTCAACCAAAGAACTCGAAGGATATAATTATGGGACACCATTACAGACCAGCAAGGTTTGAAGACTGCCGTGAGATAGCCCCTCTGATGCGTGAACAAGACGCTAAGGAAGTGATGGCTAGTAGCGGTCTTGAACCTCTTAGAGCCTTGCAAGAGTCCTTTAGGATCTCTGAGATTCATAACTCAATCATCCATGAGGACGGGTCTGTGGTGGGCATGTTTGGTCTAGGTATCAACATGGCCTTTGCTAGTCCGTGGTTACTAGGAACTGATAAGTTAATTGAAACAAGAAAAGAGTTTATCCCTCAAGCGCAGAAGTGGGTGGAGGAGATGAACGATGAATACCCACTGTTATTAAACTTCGTACATGAAAACAATACGGTATCGAAGAGGTGGCTCAAGTCACTAGGGTTTGAGTTTATAAAATTACATAACGAATATGGAGTAGGAAGAGAACCCTTCTACCAGTTCGTAAGGATGAAGAAACATGTGTGATCCAGCAACAGCTATGGCAGTCGCCTCTACAGCTATATCAACAGCAGGTGCAGTACAAGGCCATAACGCACAAAACAAGGCTTATGTACAAAACGCTCAGATGGCTAGAATAGCCAAGATGGATGAAGATAGGATGATTAATCTTCGGGAAGCTCAGGAGCAAGAAGCAGCAGCACAGCAACAGATAGAGCAAGACAGACAGACACAAGAGTTAGCAGCAAGAGCTAACGTAGCAGGCGGTGAGAGCGGCGGCTTTCTAAACAACAATGCGGTTATACAAGACATCGTAAGACAAGGCTTAGAGGCCAACACAACGACCGGGCAGAACCTTGAGCGTACTAAAGCACAGTTAGGTGAACAACGCTTAGGGGCTAACACAAGGGCGCGGTCACGTATTAACTCTGTGGCTCAATCAAGTGCCGCTGCGACAGGTCTTCAGATAGCAGGCAGTGCTATCAACACTGGCGCAAAATATAAGTCAGGTGGCTTTGGCCCAACTTAATAAAGGAAACAACAATGGCAAATAAATCAATACTTGAGACTGCGAGCTTAGATAACCCAGCAGTACGAACTGGCTATCAAGTCAAAGCACAGCCCGTTGATACCTTTGTAAGAGGCCCAAGGAATACTAAAGGTATGCAGGTAGCTCAAGCACTGGAGCAAGTTAGTGGTGCTATA